CAGCTGATTTAAAATTAGCAGTATTTGACTTAGTAACTTATTACTTAAAAGAAGAACATAAAACACAACGTTCAATCGCTGGAACCACCCTAAGAAATGAAGGTAGTACTTCAATCAGAAATGATATTGGTTTTCCAGATCACATCAAACGAGTACTCGACCTTTATAAAATTATAGATATAGTTTAATGGCTCGTCAAAGTCTACAAGAAGAATTAAACGCCTACTTGCACTATGGAGAAGACAAGGCCAGAGAAATGATGGCTAAAACTTATCAACAAGAAGTAGTACTTCATGTTGGAGATTGGATATCCTCAATGTTTAAATCGTGGAACTCTCAAGCTCCTGAAAATGCAAAAGATACTTTTGATTTGAGAAAAGGAAGACAAAATATAGAGAATTCTGAGTATGTAGAGTTAGCTGATATTTTTCATGAGGGGGGAAAAATAACAATTGATACTCTTCATAAGTCTCTTAAAAGGTTAAGACAACCAGGAAAAAGTGTTGCTTGGCAAGAAACGCACCTACAGACTTTCAAAGATATAGCTCCAGATGGCGGAAGCATGTTAGTTATTTATTTACTAAGCCCTAAAGACTTTAACTGGGAAAGTCCGCAATTTAGTGGCGCGCTAGGCAGAGCAAAAAAGAAAGGTCTAGAGGCCATAAATAAGAAATTAAAAGACAAGAAAAAAAGACAGTTAAAAGGTGGAACAACAGGAGCAGGAGGGGACTTGTGGGGACATCATGGAGGAATTACAGGAGCAGACCCCGACAGTACCTATGGCTTAGCAGGGGTACAAAGAGGAGCCGATTCGGTTTCTAAAAATTATGATGAAACAACTTTTGAACCAGTTATTAATGACAAAAACGAGCTAGAAAGTTATTCAGATGTATTTTGGAAAAGAGTGCAAGATAGTGTTGATGTTAAAGCAATGTGGGAAGCTAAACAACACAGTCGTAGACCAACAGCAGCCCTTACTGCTGACTTTAATGATACTCATAAAATGAGAATTGTTTTGGGACATAAGGGTTTAAAGCCTATTAAGGGAGGAGCAGATAAACTTTCTTCAGGTGTAGGAGCCTCAGGTTGGACACCATTAGGGGCACAATTAGATAAAATTTTAGATGATATAAGAAAGGAAGTAGAAGATCATATAATACAGAAAATGGGAGAGGATGCTCCTGATATGAAAGGGTCAGAAACTCCACGAACTAAAGTACGAAAACTTGCTGCAGAAACAGTTGTATTAAAACTAGGGGCAGGACTAAAAGGGTCTAAAAAATCTAAGAACGTAAAAGTAACTACTAAAGTTGACCCTATAAAGAAGGCAGGTAAAAAACGGACTAAATTAACGGCAAACAGTAAAAAGAAGAGTAAAAGTCCAGTTAATAGTAGCAAAGGCACCAGAGTTCCTGTAAAAACAAAGAAATTACGAGGAAAATCAAGAGGTGTCTCACAGGCTTCCACAAGCCCAATAGGACTAGTTGCATTATTAAATAAAAGTCTAGCAAAAGAGGTGATGAAGAATATGGGCCCTTACCCGCGTAGGCTAGAAAACAGGACAGGAAGATTTGCTAATAGCGCTGAAGTTACAAATGTAGCACCCTATCCTAATTCGGTAGAAATACAATATACATATCAAAAGGACCCGTATGGAGTATTTGAGCCAGAAAATGGAAATGCGATGTCATCATGGGGCAGAGACCCCAAAAGAATAATAGGTGGAACAATAAGAGAATTAGCCCAATCAATTATGGGCACAAAGTACGGTCTAGTAAGGACTAAGAGAGTGTAATGACAAGAAGTATATCAACAAGACGATCACAAATTTTAGATGCTTTAGTAGTACAACTAAAGAATATAAACGGTACGGGAGACTACCGTACAACACTTTCAAATCAAGTATTTCCTCAAATGAAATTTTGGGACGAAATTAGTACTTACCCCGCTGTGCATTTATCCGCAGGCACAGAAACAAGAGAATACTATGGCGGAGGAAACAGGTGGAGATATTTAACAATTACAATTCGATGTTATGTAAACCAAGAAGATCCTACAGAGGCTCTTTGTTTACTACTCGAAGATATAGAATATGTACTGGATAATAATAATCAAATTACTTATTCAGATTCATACGGAAGCGCTGGTGTCGCACAAATTACGGTAGTATCAATAGATACTGACGAAGGAGTGTTAGCACCTCTCGGCATCGGCGAAATGATAATCGAGGTGCAATATTAGAAAACCGAGTACTTTAGCAAAGGCAAACGTATTCGCTTTTCAAGCCAAATAGGAGACTATAATGGCAACAAAACTATATTTTAGCAGAGATACGAAAGTCATAGCACATGTACCAATGGCAGCAGCCGGTACAAAGAATATGTACTATGACCTACCCGTTTTAGACGGATTTTCGTTTTCTCAAAGCATGAATACTAGTGAAATTACTTTAAATGAAGCACAGAATGTTTCTGGAGCAAGTAGAAGAGGTCGTGCAATGTTTAATGATTCATTTGCGCCCGTTGAGTGGAGTTTCTCCACTTATATGATGCCCTACATTTCTGGTGGAGGCACTCAAGGAACATCTGGAGCAGGAGCTTCGGCTGCACATCACCGTGAAGTGTCAGAAGCTATGTGGGCTATGTTTTTCGGACAAACTGTTAATGATGGATTAACAGCAGATGGAACTAATATAGACATAAAACAAGACCAGTCTGCAAAAGCTACCGTAGGTGTTTTTGACCTTTATTTTGTACTTGGTGCCTCTCAAGGAGCATCAGCGTATAACTATACGGTTGGTACTGCTACTGCTGATGCAATGATTTATAAAATCAGTGACTGTTCAGTAGGAGAAGTATCATTTGACTTTGATTTAGATGGAATTGCTACTGTAAATTGGTCCGGAAACGGAAAGCTAATTGAAGATTCAGGCTCTAAAAACTTTACTACAGGAAACACACTAATTTATGAAGGTGTATCTAATACTACTGGTTTCATAAGAAACAGAGTATCAGATTTAACCATGTTAGGAGATTCTGGTGGTGGAGCTGGGGGTGGTACAGATGTAGCTTATACTACTACTTTAACAGGTGGTAATATTACTATGAGTAATAACTTAAGCTATCTAACCCCAGAAACTCTAGGAGTTGTTAATCAACCTTTAGGACACGTTACAGGAAGTAAATCCATAGGAGGAAACTTCACTTGCTATTTAGATAACCAATCTGCAACATCAAGTGCAGAGTTATATGAAGATTTAGTGGAAGCAACTACAGATATTCAGAACTCTTTTAGTTTACAATTTGATATTGGAGCAGGAGATGCTCCTTTCTGTTTGTTAACTATGGAGACCTGTCATTTAGAAGTACCAACTCATTCAATTGAGGAAGTAATTTCAATGGAAACTAATTTCCATGCGTTACCAAGCACCTTTGATGCTACAGACGAAATCACCGTCTTTAGATTCACAGGTAAAGCAGTTAACGGATAACCAAAACTAGTGTATTAAGGCGGCTACCCGCCGCCTTGATACTTTTTATTAACCCTTAAATAAATAAGGAACCAGCATGAACGAACAAACACAAACAACACAACCCGTTTCATTATCCACATTAATGACACCAAGCAAGACAGTCGCTATAGACTTTCCAGATATGGAAGGTTTTTCAGTAGATCTATGTTACCTTGCAAGAGAAGAGCTTATGAAGCTAAGATCTAGGTGTTTAAAGCAAAAATTTAATAAGAAAACAAGAGCTTTCGAAGAGCAATTAGACGAAGACACCTTTTTAGTTGAATATTGTAAATCAATAATTAAAGGGTGGGTCGGACTAAAATATAAGTATTTGAAGGAATTAATGCTTGTAGATGTAGATAACATGAATGAAGAAGATGAACTACCTTTTACAGCAGAAAACGCCGAACTACTTATGAAAAACTCTTTAGATTTTGATACTTGGATAACAGAAACAGTGGGGGATCTTGAAAATTTTACCAAGACCAAGTAGCACGAATCCGTAAGCTACTTGACAAAAGATATAATAGTAACTCTCAATTTAAAAATTACGAGGAGTATTTAATAGTAATGGAAAAACTAGGGAGAGAGCCCGATCCGGACAAAGCTCCTGTAGAAGATTGGATCTTCCCTTTAGAAGTTCAACAATCTCTAGTATTACATACTATACTTTCAGACCAATGGGACGGAACAAATGGCAGTTATTTAGGTAAAGATTGGGCCCCAATAGCGGCCCATTTTGATACTTTTAAAATTACGGATAGAGAAACAGTAACTTATTTTTTAAAAATTATAGATCATCTTTATACTAAGGTTACTAATGAAGAAATAGAAAAAACAAGAAAGGCTACAGAAAAAAAGAGCCAGGTAGGAACTAGGGCTCCTAGTCCAAACATTAAGAATTATGGCAAAAGATAATGAAGTAAAAGTCGGTTTAAAAGTCGACGACAATGGCAGTTTAAAAGAAGTAGGTAACGAAGCCACAAAAACAGGCAAAAAGTTAAAGAAGGGAGTTACGAACCAAGCTCATAGTGCAGATCGTGCTATGAAAGGCTTAAGTAATCAGTCCTCTAATGCTACTAAAAACTTCTCTAAAATGTCTCAAGGACTGGCAGGGGGTATCGTACCCATATATGCCACATTAGCTGCACAAGTATTCGCCTTATCTGCTGCTTTTCAATTTTTAAAACAAGCAGCAGACTTTAGAATGTTAATTGAAGGTCAGCGAGCTTTCGGTCTGGCTACAGGTGTAGCTTATCAGGCCCTCACAAAAGGCATAATTGCTGCTACAGACGCTCAAGTTACTTATTCAGATGCCGCCCAAGCTGCAGCTATTGGAACAGCTGCCGGGTTAAACCCTCAGCAACTAATGGATTTAGCAGATGCTGCTAAAAAAGTATCTATAGCTTTAGGTAGAGATATAACAGATTCTTTTAATAGATTAATAAGAGGTGCGACAAAAGCGGAACCAGAACTTTTAGATGAATTAGGTATTATACTAAGACTAGACCCCGCACTTAAAAAGTATGCGGCTAGCTTAGGAAAATCAAAAGACGCATTAACAGCGTACCAAAAAACCCAAGCAGTAACAAATGAAATTTTGGAACAAGCGGAAAGAAAGTACGCTGCTCTTGAGATGGTACTTTCTCCTACAACTAATCAGTTAAATAAAGCAGCAAAATCTTTTGATGATATAAGAAACTCATTGAATTTAGTTATAGCAGGGCCAGTAGAAAGGATGGCTGCTTTCTTTGCACAAAATGTAGGTTCCTTTGTCGCGGTAGTAACTTTATTAGCACTTTCAATAATAAGTCAATTAGTTCCTTCTATGAAATCATGGAGAGCAACTCTAATAGAAAACAGGAATGAGCATAGACGTCTAGCTGACGATGCTGTATTAGATTTACAACGTTATAGATCAGAACTAGCAGCCGTACAACTACAAGCAAAAGGAGGCTGGGCAGGTGGTATGTCACAGTTAAAAGGTAAAGCAGGAGGCCTAGACCCAGCAAGTTATGGAGCGGGAACAGGAATGGCAATACTAGCAGGTGGCGGCAGTGTATCTAAGAGACAACTTGGAGCCTTAAAAGGACAGCTTAAAAGAGGAGTTGGCCCGTTTAAAGATATGGGTATTGATACAAGGAAGGAATGGCAGAAAACTTTTGATATGATGGACAAAAATGCCAAGAAAACAGGTATGTCTTTTAAAAATTTAACAAAAGAAGCTCGCCTACTAGGTACTATAGGAGCTACAAAAGCAGCAAGTGGGTGGAGCAAAGTAACAAGTGTTTTTTCCACTTTAGGTATTTGGTTGTCTAGAATAATTGGTTTTGCCACGAAAATAGGACTTGTACTTATGGTAGGGAAGATAGCATGGGATGCTTATAAAGCTTGGAAGGATACTGACGAGGAAGTCTCAAGAGCAACTGCAGGAATGGAAGACTACTTAAAAATGCAACAAGATATTAATAAAGAATTATGGGAAATGGCAGGCGCAAGCGATGCTGTAATGAAATCTGGCTATATGGCTTATGTTGCTCAAGCAGGGGGCGCTATAGTTACTGGAGACCCCCTAGGAGCAATAGATAGGTATAATACAGCAAGAACATCTTCAAAAGCAGCTAATAAATCCCTTGAGGATTCGGAAAGGGAAGCAAGATTAAGGCAACAGCGTTCAAAGGCTCAAGGAGGACTGCTAGGAACAGTTATGAGCTGGTTTTCAGGGGCTCATGACACAGCCAGAGATCAAAAATTAACAGACGTAAAAGTTGATGCAGATACAGAATTCGCTGTAGCAAAAACAACTGTTATTGACACTTTAAAGGCTATCGGAGAGTTCGATGTACGTTTCAAAAAATATATAGATATTTTTGAAGATGGTGGAGAATTAACTAAGACACAGCGTGAACAGTTAGAAAGATTATACGCAGTATACGCTGCTGGAAAGGCTGCAACAAATGGATTAATAGACTCAGAAAATCAATTACTAGAAGCCAGGGCTAAGTGGGCTTCAATGAAAGGAACTTCATTAGATCAAGTATACGCAGCACAAGTAGGTGTAAGTAAAGATAGAACAAATATATATAAGGTTATGGAAGAGCAAGGTCTTAACGCAAGTGGTAAACAGATAGAGGGTGATGAAATGGAAGCAGCGAGAAAATCCATGGAGCTTTCCTTAGAAAAAGAAGCAGATTTCAAAGCTATCATTGATGAATATGATTCAAATGCTGTCTTAAAGGGAGAAAAACTACTAGCAATGGAGCAATTAAAAAATTCAATAATTGGAGGCACAAAATATGGAGAGAAGCGCCGAACATTACTAAGAATAGACCAGTCTACAATAGCGACTAATGATTTAATAAATAAACAAAAAGAACACGCATTAAAACTTGATGAAACAAGAGACGAGGGCCAACAAAATGCCTATGATAGAGAAACAGCACGGCTAGAACATGTAATAGCTCTACAAAGAGAGAAAACACAAGGACTAAAAAATAGTATAGACCCATTAAAACAAATCGAATCAGCAAGCGTTGAAGCTTTCGAAACAGGGATGGCAAATGCAATAGTAGGAGTACTTGATGGTACAAAATCAATGAAAGAAGGTTTCTTAGATATGTCAAAAGCAGTTTTACAAGCAATTGCACAAATTATAGCAAAACTAATAGCAATGAAAGCTATTCAAGCAATGGGGTTTGGTTTTGCAGACGGGGGTATAATTCCAATGGCAAATGGTGGAGTTATGAATCGTAAGATTCCAG